GTTCCCGGGGTGTTGGGCCCTCGCGGAGCCGCCGTAGTAATTGCGGCAGGCCGTTCCTGCGGTCTCGTCGGCGAATGCCTTGAATTCGAGGTCGCCAGTAATCGGGTCCGTCGCCTTGAGCGAGATCGTCGGCATTGAGACGAGCTTGGCGCGCGTGAAGCACCAGCCCATCAGCCACTCGTCGTCGGCAGGGCCGTCGGCGGCGACGAGCAGCAGACGCTTCTCCGGGATGGAGGGAAGAAGCGGATCATCGAACACGACTTCTCCCGTGGTCGCGTTCGCCTTGACCTGCGAGAGGTCAATGCCGTGTGTCAGGCTCAGCATCTCCTTGCGGAACAGCTCGAAGATGTTGAGCTTGATCGTCTTGGTTGCCTTGGTCAGGTCAGAGCGCACAGGCTCTGCGTAGCCCAGGCCGTCGACGTCGTCGACGGACACGTCAGGCGTGATCTCCCCGCCATCGGTCGTGAAGATTCCCAGCGGAGTCCAGTCCGCGGAGAGTTGCTTCATCGCGCCGCTTGCGCCTGTCAGCGCGTCCGGGACAGCGGTCGTGATCGGTGCGACGAATGCCAGAACGTTGAGCGCCTTTCGAACATTCTTTGCCTTGTTGTGCTTCTTCTTCAGCGCTTCAATGGTCGTGGTGTCGGCCATATCGGTTTCCCTTCCAGATCAGATATTGGTTAGTCGGTGGGACGTTGAACAGCTTCGACGCTGAGGCCCACCACCTCAACGACGCCATATGCGGCGCGCACCCCCAGGCGAGACGGCACAGAGACCTGATCGACCCACCCAGAGGCCCCCACCACAGGACGAACTGACAGAGCATCCACGACCTCATCCGCGAGCGCGTCCGCGCCGCCGACGCCTGGCCCTGTGGGGGTCTTGGCGTACACGTCGACGGCAACGGAGGTGATGCGCTCGAAGTCAAGGTCTTGGTATTGGGTCGCGTAGACGTGAACGAGCGGCATCGGCCATGTGTCCGGGAGGCTGCCCTCCTGGATCACCCGTACTGTCTGCGCTCCTGTTGCTGAGGTGATCGCGTCTCGTAGTACCTGGACGGGGTCCTTGTACTTCATGACCGGCCTCCTCGTCGTGCGCGCTTGGAGCCTGCGAGCTTTCCGAGCGTGTGATGCGCAGGGACGCGGCGCCCGTCTGCGGTGAAGTGCCCGAACTCGACGGGCACGGCGTGCGGGGCATCATTGGAGACTCTGCCTGCAGCCCTGCGAGACGAGCCGTTTCGGCGCGTCTTCACCGTGGCTGTCACAGCCTCGACCTTGTACGCGCTCGCGAGCACGCGGTCCCGTTTCGGGGCCGCTGCCTCGGCCGCAGCGCGCACCGCTTCGGCTTCGCTGACCATCGCGCGGCCGATGGCCTCGGATTGCAGGAGAGCCTCAATTGAGACGTCATTTCGCACGAACTTGACTGCCACACTCACCTCCGTGAGATCACGACAGACGTGCCGCGCGGCCACGGCGAGGATGGCTCCTCGACCCTCCACGTTCCGCCGAGTGGGTGATCGGCCGGCACCCGGATGACGTCCCCGACGTTCAGCGTTATTCCCCTCGGGAGGTAGAGTGTCGCGGTCTCGTCGGCCCGTTCAGAGGCTGCCTGATCGAGCAAGCCCGGCACCGTGAACTGTCCCGGCGCGATCAGGCAGCCCCCGATGAGGCGCGCCTGGGATTCCTCGACGAGGTAGCCGTCCCCGTCACGATGGACGGTCCCTTCTACCTGAATCGGGGTTTTCCATTCCTCCATCACGTCAGGCCCCTCCCATCACCCAGACATGCCCGGCGCGGCGCGGGCGGTAGGCATCCGCGAGCGCCTGGTCGTCTGGGGAGAGGATGGCTTGGCCTCCTACTGCCCATGTGGCGTACTGGCGGGTCTGCGTGAATGGTCCCGTCGTCTCGGTCATTTGGGTTGCCCCTTGCGCGGCGGCGTCGGGGATGAGGAGGATACGTCGCACGCTGTCTGCGAGCTGTAGTCGTACCGCTGCGGGGACCTCGGCGAGGCCTGCCGTGTAGGTGACGACAACGAACTCACTTGCGGGCGATGCGACTTGGATGAAGCCGTGCCTGACGGTGTAGGGAATCGCCTCTCCGTCGTCGGTCGTGACAGCCTCGACGGAGATGAGCGGCGCCCGTGTTGGGACGACTCGTCCGCCCGCGTCGACCTTCAGGCGGTGCGTGTATGCCTCGACTGTGAACGTCTGGCGTGCGCGCGCCTTGAAGGCCTCGCCGAGCTTGTCAGCGATGAACGTTGCCCGCGCCGACTCCGAGTCTGCGAGGGGACGGCCGAGAGCGGCCTCGATGTCCTCGACAGTTACCAGCGGAACAGGCATCGTCCCCCCCTACTTCTTGGACTTCTTCGAAGTCTCCTCAGCAGCGTCGCCCTCGTCGGCCGGCACGTCTTCACTCGAAGGCGAGGCCTCAGTGGGCAGCGCGTCCTCATCGGAGGTGACCTCCTCGAGGATGCCTGCCGTGATCATTGCCGTGGCGACCTCGTCCGCGAGCTCGAACGTGATCCCGTTTTCTCCCTTGACCTGCATCACGCCGCCTTGAAGACCTGGATCGCCTTCGGGCGCAGAACCGCGCCGCCGTAGACGTGAAGACCACGAACACGGTCCGCGAAGGTCTGCTCGGCACGCATCGACTCGGTCTTCTCGACCTGGGACACGTAGGCCACAGACGGCTTGTGGAAGGCGACGGCCATCGGCTTCGTGTTATCGAGCCAAGGGCTCGTGACCACGTCGAAGCCCAGGAGACGACCGATTGTCGCCTCACGGAGGCCGTCCGTCATGTTCGACTTGTCGAAGCTGGTGAGCTTCGAACCGTCAGAGAGGAGGAACTCCTCGAACGCCGCGTTGATCAGGAGCACGCGGTCCATGGCGGGGACCTTCTCAGCCGAGAGCTTGCCGCGCAGCTTCAGGATCGCGGCGTAAGCCGTCTCCCAGTTCGTCGGGTTCGCGATGCCCGTGACCGCCGTGCCCTTGGAGGTCAGCATCGCGGTCAGGAAGGTTTCCGCGTCCTCAACGAGCGCTGCCGCAGCCGACTTGGTGTAGGCATCGAGAGACTGGTTCGCCTGCGCGGCGTCGATGTCGTCGACCAGGAAGTCGAAGCTCTTCTCCTGGTCAATGGTGATCTCGATGCCCGTGGACTCCACGGCATCGGGGACGGTCGTGCGCGGCACCTTAGTGCCGCCGGACGCAGTCACCGCGCCGGTCTTGTAGTCCTTGACCTTCACATCGACGATGCCGGGGATGTGAATCTTCGAGCCCGCGGTGAAGTCCTTCTCGTATTCGCGGTTGGCCATCCCGACGAGCACCGTGTCACGGCGGAAGTTCTCGAGGATGCTTGCCGACCACAGTTCCGGAATGAAATGCGTGAGAGTCATTGTGTGTCCTTTCTTGGCTCGCTTATGCGATGCCCATGATGTTGTTCAGTTGCCCGTCCTGGCGGGCCTTGATGATCTCTGCGGGAGACATCTTCTTGAGGTCTTCCCTGGTGAGCTGCCTGGCAGCCCTGATCTCGTCACCACGAACTCCCGCATCAGCCGCGGGAGCACCCTTGGGGACCTGCGCACCTCGCCAGGCGAGGAGGCGCTCAGCAGATGCCCTCAGCTCCTCCTCTGACGAGCCAGACAGCAGGTCTGCGTCCACGCCCGTCGCTGCCGCGACCTTCGCTCGCATCGCCTCGGCCTCCATCGCCGCAGCTCGCGCCTCAGCCTTCGCCGCCGCTTCCTGCGCCTTCTGCAGCTCGGACTTTCCCTGCTCCTGAGCCTCGTCATAGAGCCTCGCCTTTTCGGCGTTCTCCTTCATCCGAGACTCATTCTTGCGAGAGAGCTCCTTCCACTTCCGCGCCTCAGCCTCCCAGTCAACCTGCTTGGCCGCAGCCTCAGCGGTGGCAGCGGGGGTTTCCTGCGCGGACGTCGCATCCCCTCCCGCCTCTGCGGACGCGCCGTCGACAAATCGAAGGTAAGGACGGTGCGTCAGGTGGTTCTTCATGGTGGTTCCTCCCATTCCGGGTAGACGAAAGCCCCCACGCCGTTACGGCTGGGGGCTGGTTGGGTATCAAAAAACCGACCCAGGCATTACGTCCGAGGTCGGCTAGTTTGAGCATTATGTGAAAAGGACACCTGGGCTGCCCGAAGG